AGCCTATTATTACCATCATGATTGGGATTGGGTTTGTGCAAGTCATTTGTTAGATTTAGTCAACATAGGCCAATTAGCATTTAGTTGGGCAGATTATGAGGAAGTATGGCAAAGAACGGAGAGACTGCTCCAAAGGGCAGTACCATTGTCTACTGGTGTGAAGAACATGGTGTATCCATATGGGAAGCCTGTTGTAGAGGACGAGGACCAATGGGATACTATCAAGAGCCTGATGGAGAATGATGGGTAGTCCATATGCAACGGCTGAGTATAAGCGTAATAGGAAGATAGTATTAGAGGCCTCACAATGGACATGTCATTACTGCAATGCTCCAGCCAATACTGCAGACCACATTATTCCTGTATCAAAAAACGGTAGCAATGAAGTAAGCAACTTATTACCAGCATGTGTAAAGTGTAATAGCAGTAGACAAGATAAGATATTAATACGATTGAGATACTTCAATAAGCGTTATGTCTGATACTTGGCATATATACCTATGAGGTTTGGATAAGCGTAAGATGAAGGTTTGGATATAGTATATACTACGGCCTCTTCAAGGCCTTCTCATATAATGAGACAACATATCCCACATAATGGACAAACCAGATAGCGAGCATATGCCCATATCCCAACACGAAGGTTTGTTAACAAGATAGTTAAGCATCTGTGCGAGGGGATGAAGAAGCATAACAACTATCCATGGTAGGAGATATACCTGTATAATAGATAGATAAGAAACCTTGGTTTGACATATGAGGATATGCCTGCTATGTGGATATGGGGTTTGTTAGATAGAAGGTTTGGCTATGTGGTTTGATATCTGGTTTGATATCTGGTTTGATATGGTAGGGTGGGTTTTTTTATTTTAAATCAATTCACTGCTATATAGTATGACCTAAAACCAGAAATATGAAATAGTAAAAAGGAGCAATATGACAGTAACAGGAATGCCTCAAGGTAGAAGAGGCTTTAGAGAAACCTCAGCAGTAAACGAACCACTTAATCTGGATATGACCTTAGCAGACAGTGTGAGATTATCCATATCTAAGGCTACATGGCTATCTGTAGAAGACTTAGGAGCAGCCAAGCAAGCAGTGTTATTGGCAGAGACTATTGATTCAAATCCAGATAAGCGACATCAATCAGCACCAATCCTTATAGCCCTATTAGGAAACCTTGGTCTATTAAATAATCGCAAGAGTACAGAGATGTCTCCTGCTGAAATGTTGCAGGCTATTGCCAACGGTTAACATTCCAGTAGACTGGTTACCCACCTATTGGACTGAACCTCTTAGCGAGGACTTTACTACAGATGGTAATAAGGTTATTAATATATCGCAGACTCTTTGGAGGCTCCCTGAAAAAAATGACGAGATATTAGTATTAACTGACTGGCAGAAGTGGCTTATTCGCCATGTCTTAGAACGCTATCCAGATGACTACCACGACCCTTCTAAGGCTGGTAGGCTGAGGTATAAACAGGTAGTTATATCTATGCCCAGAAAGAACGGAAAGTCACTTCTGGGTGCGTTATTTGCCCTATATGGGATGCTCCTACATGAGCCTGCCCCTGAAGTTATATCCGTTGCAGCAAGTGCAGACCAAGCAAAGATTGTGTATCGCAGGCTAAAACATCAAGTAGATTCATCTGATTTACTTGCACATTTCTTTAGTAAGTCTACAGAACATAGAGGACTATGGACTAAAGACGGTACAGGTATGTATAAGGTTATAGGTAGTAATGTTGCAACAGCACAAGGTCTGCATCCATCAATGGTCATATTTGACGAACTTCATGTTGCCAAAGAAGATGTGTGGACTGCAATGAGTCTTGGTAGTGCAACTCGTACTGACGGACTTACCATTGGTATTACAACAGCAGGTGATGACACCTCAAACCTTCTAAAACATTTGTATGAAAGAGGAATGGCTGCAATACAAGGCCAAGAAGATTTAGAAAGATTTGGTTTCTTCTGTTGGGAAGCACCAAAGGGATGTGCAATAGATGATGAAGATGCAGTGCGTAGTGCTAACCCTCAACTCGCATCTGGAATCCTAAATTGGGAATCTGTTAAAAATGAATTAGCAACAATGCCTGAACCTGATGCAAGACGATATAGATTAAACCAGTTTGTCTCATCTATGAACGCTTGGATACAGGTAGGTGCATGGTCACAATGTCCTGATGGACGACCAACCAATCCTGAAGTCTTTGCTATTGAGCGTACATCTGGATGGGAATATGTCAGCATTGTTACTGCAGAAATGCAGGAAGATGGAAAAATAGCAACAGAGTTAGTAGCATCACTAAACAATACCAACATTGATGAAGTAATTAATGTCTGTATGGGCTTGGCCAAATACGGTAAGCCCTTTATCATGGATGGAAATGTATTAGATGATTTAGGTGCTGCCCTAAAACAAAAGGGATTCAGAGTACAAATGACTTCAAATAAAGACTTAATATCAGCATCAAACAACACATATAGTAGAATAATGAAGAGAGAGATTATCCATCCAAGAGATGAGATAGTTACCCTACAAATGCAAAGAGCAGTACGCAAAAATAGTGGCGAATCATGGCGAATTGCCCGTAAAGATAGTGGCACTGATATTGATGCAGCAGTAGGAACAGTATTGGCCGTTTGGTTTGTGGAGACACAAATAAAACCACAACAGATGGTTCATTGAGGAGAAGTAAATGGCACTTAGAGATAGACTAATCAGCAGACTTGGTTACCAAGTAGAACCAATGTTTGTTCCTGATACAGAGAATCGTGGAGTAGCAAACACTGCACCAGCAAGAGTAGAGATTGGTGTAACACCAACTACTGCACTTAGTCTTGTTGCTGTGTCTCGTGCCACTTCTGTATTAGAAACTGCAATGATGCAGATACCTGTAAATGTTTACAGAGGTAATACACAACTACCAACACCACTTTGGTTAGAAACACCAGACATTGAGAATCAAATTTCTCAAGCAGAATGGTTGGGTACAACATTAATTCACATGGCAACTTATGGAAATGCTTACTGGCATATTCAACGAGGAGTGCGAGGTATTGCAAACCTTACAAGTCTACATCCAGCAGATGTAAGTGTATCAGTAGATGAGAAAGGTAAGATTTATTATCTTTACAAAGGAAATACTTACACATCAGCAAATGTTAAGCACATAAAACTTTGGAGCAATCCAAGTTCAACTTCACTACTTGGTGAAGGTCCATTACAGCGACATAAATCAGTATTGCGTTCAGCACTTGACTTGCATAACTATGCAGACAATTGGTTTAGAACAGCAGCAGTACCAACAGGTACATTAACAACATCAGAATTTCTTTCTGCAGATGTAGCAAGACAAAATAAAGAAGCCTTTGTTGCATCTCAACAAGAAAGAAGTATTGCAGTACTTTCATCAGGACTTAAGTATGACTCAATTACACTTAGTCCTGAGCAAGCACAATTCCTTGAAAACCAAAAGTTCATCACACGACAAATTTGTATGATGTTTGGTGTTCCAACGATGTACCTTGGTATGGGCATAGAAGGTCAGGGAATGACTTATGTTAACGGCAATGAAGATAGAAGCAAACTATTTGAAGATGGGTTACAGCAATATATTGTGCGTATCCAACAGGCTATTACAGACCTTCTTCCAAGAGGTCAGTATGCTGAGTTTAATCTAACAGAGTTCCTTCGTCCTAATGTTAAGACACGATATGAGTCATATGCAATTGGTTTAACAAATAGATTCTTGACAGTTCCTGAAGTCCGTGAGATGGAAGGGATGTCTGAGATTATTGAAGTACAACCAGACACACCACAAGAACCAGTTCCAGTTGATGTCGTTGATGACAATCAACCTGTGGACTAAAATGGAGTAATGACTATGAATGAAATGATTACCCGCAGTTTTGAGATAAGAGCAACTGATACTGAGAAGCGTGAAGTTTCTGGTTTGGCTGTTCCTTATAATCAAACTATAGATATTGGTGGAGGTTGGTCAGAGCGTTTTGAAAAAGGCTCAGTAGACTTAACTGCCAATGTTAAATTATTCCGTGACCACGAAGACATCATTGGTGTCGTAACTGAGATGGAAGAATCTGATGAAGGACTATTAATTAGAGCCAAGATATCAGAAACAGTTTTAGGAAATGAAACACTTAACTTAGTTAAAGATGGAGCAATCCGTTCTTTCTCAGTTGGATTCATTCCAGTAACAGATGAAAAGAAAGACAAAACAATAATTCGTAAGAAGGTAAATCTAAAGGAAGTATCCTTAGTAGCATTTCCCGCATACGACAAGGCTGAAGTACTTTCAGTCAGAGAAGAAACCAATCAGGAGGAAATATCCATGGAAAACACAACACCTGATTACACTTCAGCAATTGAGGAAGTTCGTAATCACGCAGAACAGTTGGAGCGTCGCTTAGATGTTATTGCATCAGAAAAAGCACCTTCAACTCCAGCACCACAATTCCGTTCATACGGACAATATGTAAAGGCAGTAGCATCAGGAGACCTTGATGCTTACCGTGTATTTACAGGAGCAGACTCAGCAGATTCAATCATGAAGAACGCTTGGGTTTCAGATACAGTTCGTATCCTAAACGCAGGTCGTCCTACATACTCAGTATTCTCATCTGGAGCACTACCACCAGACGGAATGAATGTTGAATACCCAAAAATTAATACCAACACAATTGATGTTGCAAATCAGGCTGTAGAAGGCGATACACTTGCTTACGGTAAGTTGACTCTTACTTCAGCAACAGCACCAATCAAGACATACGGTGGTTACACAGATATGTCTCGTCAGGTAGTAGAGCGTTCATCAATCAACTATGTTGACACAGCATTCCGTGCAATGGTTGCTAAGTATGCATCAGTTACAAACGCAGCAATGCGTCAGCAATTAATTACAGATGCTGCACTATTTAATCAGTCAGCACTTGGTGCTTGGACATCTGCAGAAATCATTGATTCTCTTGCAGAAGCAGCAACAAAGGTTAACGGAGATACAGGACTTCCACTTGAGTTCATCCTTGTCTCATCAGATGTATTCCGTTTGATGGCTAAGACAGTTGACACAATGGACCGTCCAATTCTTTCAAACACTGGTGCAACAGTTAACACTTGGGGAAACATCAACCCAGTTGGTCTAACAGGAAATGTTCTTGGTCTACCAATCGTAGTTGACCCATCACTTGCAGCACTTTCATTCTACGCAGGTAACTCAGCAGCAATCACAACTTACGAATCTGCTGGCGCACCATTCCGTTTGAACGACGAAGAAATCACAAATCTTACAAACTCATTCTCAGTTTACGGATACTTGGGTATCGCAGTATCTGACCCTAAGGCACTTTGCAAGATTGCATAATTAATTAATAGGAGAAGAAAATGGACTGGACTGACTTAAAAGCATATGTAGGTGCTTCATCTACTGATGACGCTTATGTAGAAGAATGTTGGGATACATCTAAGGATTTGGTTGCAAGTTATATTGCATCTACCAAAGTTCCTGTTGGTGTATTAAAGCGTTGCTACTTAGAAGTTGGTTCAGAACTTTTTCACCGTAGGAGTGCACCAATGGGTGTGTCTCAATATGCAACATATGACGGAGCACCGTTAAATACTGCAAGAGACCCACTTGTTGGTGTATATCCACTACTTAATAGATATATGGTGAGATTCGGATGAATATAGCAGGAGTAAGAAACGAACTTGAAAGTGCCATCATTCTTGGTGGTATCTCAAAGGTTTACAAGTTTGTACCAGCAAGACCAGTTCCTCTTTGTGCAGTCATGGAACCAGATATTAACTTTATTACAGTTTATGAAAATCAGTATGATGCTGATTACGCAACAAACTGGAAAGTTTTAATTCTTGTTCCTTATGCAACTAACGAAACAGAGACAGAAAATCTTGACGATACACTTGACACTCTTATACCTGCAATTTGGGAATACACATCAGCAAGAACATTAGTAGTAGATAAGCCATTTATTCAAGAAGTAAATGGTGCAAGGTTTTTAGCAACAAACATAAATATTTTAATAGACATTGAAGGAGGAAATTAATATGTCAAGAATTAAAGGCAAATCAATCGTATTTGAAGTTGATGGAACAGAGTTCGCAGGTTCAGTAAGTAATGTTACATTCTCATCTGCAGTTGGAACACTTGGTTTTGGAGACTATGTAGATAGTTTAGAGTTTACATGTGCTGTAACTGGATTTCAGGATACAGCAGCAGCATCACTACACTCAGAACTATGGGCAAATCCTGGAGCAACTGTAACAATATCATTTGCACCACATGGAAACTCAGTACCATCTGGAGCACAACCATGGTTCACAGCCACAGGTTATGCTGAGACTATACCAAATCTTGGTGGAGCAGCAGGCGAATACTTTGTATACGATATCAACTTTATTCTAACTGGTAAGCCAGCAAGAGTAGAAGCATTCTAAATAAATAGGTCGCTATGGCAGGAGTTAGTTTA